TGTTTTTGATAAAACTTTTTTTAAAAGTTTAGTTTATTTGTTTTTGATAAAACTTTTTTTAAAAGTTTAGTTTATTTGTTTTTGATAAAACTTTTTTTAAAAGTTTAGTTGGAGTATGCCAAACCAGCCATACCACTCATTATTCTTAATATATTATAATTAACAGCATAAATTCTTATTTTAGCGTTTCCGTTATTATATATTGATGAAATTGTATTGTCTGTAACTGTAATATTTAAATGTGCATTATCTATTCTAGAAAAGTTACATGTTCCTGAAGGTTGGTGATCTTCCGGTGTAATTGCAAAACTATAAACATTTATTCCTGGAGCTGGGCAATTTTTATGATGTTTAAGTGGTTGAACAATATTAAAATATTTACCCTTTCTTTCGGTAAATCTATCATTACCATTTAATACTAATTTCGCTGTAACAACAGGATTCTTACCATCATCTAATAATTTAGAACCATTTAAACTCCATAATCCGGTTCTATTACCAATAGTGCTTACATCATTTCTTTTTGTGTAATTACTTACATCATTATAACCAGCATTTGATTTATTTACATCACTTGAAACTAATGATGATACCCAACCATTATTTGTATTTAATTCACCATTAACATGTACATTAGCCATTTCGTAAAATGCGTTATTGGCACCTTTACCACCTACCATACCATGACCACTATATGGTGAAGGTGTACCTGTAAAACCACTATAATCCCATAAATCTGTATAATTATAATATTGTCTCCCACCTCTACTCTGTGAATATTGTTTTTCAACAAAGTTTGAAGGTTGAATTACCCAAACAAGTTCTTTAACTGGATGAGTAAAGTTAATTTTTATTGAATTACTAGCAGCAGATATATTTTCTTCACCAGTAAATTGCACTTGTTCAATTAAATATTCGTGTGCCACTTGAGCAAAACGTCTTCTTTCTTCTGTATCTAAATATATGTAATCAACATAAACATTTGTTGAAGACAATGATTTTGAACCAATTGAATTAACCCCTGTAGAAGTAATAAATTGATTTGCCGAACTAGTAGTTTGAGTAGTAGCCCATATACATTCATCAAATGTTCTAAATTCAAAGTTCAAAACAATATCTGTGTATTGTAAAGCAATAAGTGGCAAAGACATACCAGGGTTTCTGCAAAACCAAAATTGTAAAGGAATAGTTAAATCATATGCTTCAATAGTACAATCTTTACCACTATTTTCAGATGATCTGGTATTTGAACTATGAATTTGTGTTAATTTTGGAACATTACCTACTAATTCGGCATAACCACTTTTCTTTCCTTCATCTTGTGATAATTCATTCCATAAATGGAGCCATTCCCCTTGTTGTTTATCAATTTTTGTACCACCTATTCTTATTTCGGCATGTTTTAATAATACATGACCAATCCAATTAAGCCATCTAAATGCCTTATATGTTGTATTATCAGATGTAGTTATGGAATCACTAACATTAATTTCGGGTAACGTAGTCTCAAGATATATTTGACCAATTAGGTCGGCATTTCTTTGAATTGTTGTTGAAACTTCATTACCAAAATCGGCGGTACCATTAAATGTTTGTTTTATAGATTCTATTGAGAAATTAGTATGTCTTCTATATACAGTTTTAAAAAAGGTAATTTGGGGATTACCTGTTAAATACACATCTTGTGCACCATAAGCAACTAATTGTAATAGTCCTCCTCCCATATAATTTATAAAATAAAATATTTTTATCTTTAAGTCTAAGTTTTAATTTCGATTAATTATATTTGGATTAAATTGAATATGTTAATAAAGTAAAAATACATATATTTTAGGATATTATTACTTAAAGCTTTAAAGTAAAATTATTACTATACTTAAAGATGTCATTTAAAACCAAAAACAAAATCAAAAAGAAAGATGATTTTGACACTAGAGTAACATTGGATGCCAAACATAATGAAAAAATAAATATTTTTGATTTAGAAAGAAGAAATATGATTCAGAAAAAGAAGGAGTTAAAAAGGTTAGAAGATAAATATAATTATATTAATAAAAAGAAAAATATTAATTTAACCGAAAAAGAAATGAATATAAAATTATCTATTTTAGATAAGATTAATGAAATTAAGAAATTTATTAAAACTAATGAAAATAACAAAGATATTGATTACTTTTTAGATACTGGAGAACTATTATTTAAATATTATGAAAATAAACAAAATGTTGCTGAAGGTAAAAATATAAAAATCAATAATATAAAAAACCATAGTACTAATAAAAAATCAGTTATGGAATATTTTAAAGCCAACACTAACTCCAATAATACTTCTAATAATTCTAACACTAATTATAATAGTTCTTATGAAGAATCAAAAACTAATAATACTGGTAATGAGAAAGAATATTTATCTCGCTCAAATATTTATGAAAAATATATGTCAAAAATTGATGATAATTATGTTTTAAATCACGAAAATAATATAGATTTGTGTAAAACTTGTAACATTGAAAAAACTTTATTTATATCTAATGGAAAACTAATTTGTATGAAATGCGGTGAAGAAACACCTATATTAATCGATTCTGATAAACCTTCTTATAAAGATCCTCCTAGAGAAGTATGCTATTTTGCCTATAAAAGAATTAATCATTTTAATGAATGGTTGGCCCAATTCCAAGCTAAAGAATCCACAGATATTCCACAAAATGTTTATAATGATATTTTGATTGAATTAAAAAAAGAAAGGATAAATAATATAAAAGATTTAATACCACAAAAATTACGCGAAATTCTTAAGAAATTAAAGAAAAATAAGTATTACGAACATATACCTCATATTATTAATAAATTAAATGGAGTACCACCACCTATTATGACTAGAAAAACGGAAGAAGAGTTGCGCCGAATGTTTAAAGAAATTCAGGTACCATTTCATAAATATTGTCCACCAAATAGAAAGAATTTCTTATCCTATTCTTATGTTTTGCATAAATTTGTCCAACTTTTAGATTTAGATGAATTTTTACCTTGTTTTATGTTATTAAAAAGCAGAGAAAAATTACAACAACAAGACCAAATTTGGAAGAAAATATGTGAACATTTAAAATGGCAATTTATTCCTAGTTTATAGGTATCTAAAGACTATAGGATATCATAGATTTGCTATGTTTGGTTTTTTATTTTTTAATATATTTGTATATTAATATACAAATGGATTATTCAGCATATTATTCTGAGACCTCATCACACGATATTTCTATAAAGGCTGGGAATTTTCAGAAAATGAAGGACTATACAGAACTTTTAAAACATATTATAGGAGTAAATAATAAATGTTTGCAATTTAGAAAGGAAAACAATATGGAGACAAAATTTAATATTTTTGTTGATTTAGAAAAAGCTGGTATTAAAAATGCCGATTTTGACTTTATGAAGATATTGATTCCATTTTTAGAAGAAGGATACCCAAATACTATTATTAAAATGTATTTTATTAATATTCCTTTTATATTTAAAACTGCTTATTCATTTTTGAGAGTATTTATAGGAAAAGAAACCAAAGACAAAATTGTTTTCGTAGATAAAAAGAAAAATAACGAAAATAAAGAATTATCAGAAGATATGTTTGAAGAATTATTCTAATTTTATTTTACTATTTATTTATAATCAAATAATACTTATTTATTGTTCTTCGGTGTGAACATTACCATGTTCTTCGGTGTGAACATTACCATGTTCTTCGGTGTGAACATTACCATGTTCTTCGGTGTGAACATTACCATGTTCTTCATCTTCTTTTATTATTATTTGAATTGATGGAGTTATTATATCTAAAATACAGAATACCATACCAATAATAAGTGAAATATAAATAATATCTTTATTTCTTAATTTATTTTTAGGTATAACATACATACTTGAACCAGATATTAAAACAATTACAATGTATTTTAATAATCTTCTAAGAATTTCTCTATAATTAATCATTATAATATATAATATTAGTTTATAAAAAAATTATTTAAAAGAATATAAATTTATAAAGTTATATATGAGCGAGTCAACAGATTATTTAGAAGTAGATAACCCAATTACAGGACAAAACTATGTTTGTTTGTCATTTGTATCACCAGAAAAAACGTTAAAGGAAAAGGAGTTATTCCTTTTTAATAAATTCATGAACCAAAGATGTGGTGAATGGGAATTAAAACTAGATGAAATTACAAAGGATTGTTCCGAAGAATATAAAAATAGAATTAATACAGAAATTAAGGAAGTGTTAAAAAGAGAACTTAAATTTACATTAAGTGAATTCAAGAGCAATTTTGAAGACTTCAAATATAAATATAATGATGATTTGGAAAAAGCATTTGGAAGAATCGCTGGTACACAAACTAGTGTAAGAGGGGTTAAGGTAAGAGGTGTTTTTGATTCAATCCAAGAGGCTGAGAAGAAAGCACGTGAATTACAAAGAAAGGATAGAGCATTCCATGTATTTGTCGGTCAAGTAGGATATTGGCTTCCATGGGATCCTAATGCTGATAAAGTTTCTGATGAAGAATATTTGGAAGAAGACCTTAATAACTTGATGAAGGAATACAAGAAGAATGAAGCTTCTAGAGATATTTTCTATGAAGAACAAAAACGTGAAAAACTCAAAGATGCTGTTACTAAGCAAATGAAGGAAGAACAAGAAGCTGAAAGATTAGCACTTGAAGAAGAAGACCCATGGATGAAGAGTAGATTTTCAACAGCTCCAGAAACTACTGAAGCACCACCAAAGGTTGAAGAAGTTTCTGAAACAGAAACAACTGCTCCAGACGGTGTCGAAACAACACCAACACCTACTGAAGCTGAAACATCATCAACTGAAGTAAATAATACAGTAGAAAAAGAAATCTAAATTAATATTAATGAATTATAGAGGTATAGTTTTATTTGTAATTTTTATTATTGTTCATTTTATAGTTTATGTTTATTTAAAGGACAAATATAGTGCTAAAAATAAAGATGTTATAAATATTAAATATATAGTACCACCTATTACTTATGAAGATTATTTTGAATTTAAAGATTTAGCAAAACATTATGATAATTTATTTGGTAATAATTCGACAAATCTAGATTTAATTAAATCTGAAACTTAAAAATAAATTTAAATAATCAATAAATTTAAATAATCAATAAATTTAAATAATCAATAAATTTAAATAATCAATAAATTTAAATAATCAATAAATTTAAATAATCAATAAATTTAAATAATCAATAAATTTAAATAATCAATAAATT